TGTTGATCGTGAACCTGCACCAGTTGCAGCAGCACCTTCAGCAGATGATGATGCACTTGCTTACTTTCAGCAGTTAGCTGAAGAGTAATATAAATAACGAGAGGGAGTCATTCCCTCTCTTTTACTTTACAAATAAAATGGCTGCATACAAAGGAGATCACTACCGTTGCACTTTTGATGACGGTAATAATGCTAATACTACCGTAGTGGAAGTATACGCTAAAGATGGAACAGATGCTGAGAGAAAAATTCTCATTGCATATCCTACTGCTCAGAATATAGTTACTGCTTCTGGTAAAAATTCATAATGGCAAGGGATAAAGTCATAGTCTTTAATGGCGTAGATGGCAAGTGTAGAGTAGTAATTCCCACGGTGGATTGCACTCTATCAGATGATGCTATCATTGCAAAAGATGTTCCTGCTTCGGAATATTCTGTTATAGATGCATCTACTTTACCCCATGATCATTTTAGGTCAGCGTGGAAATATTACCATGATAGTAAGAATGTTACTGCAGATCTTGCGGAAGCAAAAACTATTACAACCGAAATTTTAGAAACAAGATTTCTTGCTAATAAAAAAGAAAACGCAGATATTCAAGCAATAGCAGATATGAAGGGTACAAGTTCAGATGGATTACTTAAGAACAATCCAGCAGTACCATATACAACAATTAATAATGCTACTAATTTAGCAACACTTGAAGCATTGATTTAATGACAACATTCTCTGATGGTCTGAGCGAAGAGTACAATTACTCTCGTGAGGATCCTTTTTATGTGCTTGCCTTAAGTGAGGAGGCAGTTAAAGAATTAACAAATTATGTCTCTAATCTACATGATGATGACTGGCAGACACATCAAACTGATTATGGAGATCAAAAGAATTTTAGATTGTGTGATATTCACTGTCCACCTTCAAAGACTGTAGTAGCATCTATTGGTACTAGTGTATTTGAAACTATTAATAAGAAATATGAGTTTGATATAGAGTTATTTGAATTTCAGATTCTTAGATATGGACCAGGTGGAAACTTTGATTGGCATTGTGATTATGGTATTGCTCCACAGAAAAATGTATGGAGAAAGTTAAGTCTAAGCATACAACTCTCTGACCCAGAAGACTATGAGGGTGGAGACTTGATTCTAGTGGACTATTGTAATAGGCATTGTCAGTTACCTAAAGGTAAGGGTAATAGTATAGTCTTTGACTCTAGATGTCCACATAGAGCAGAACCTGTCACTAAAGGTGAGAGGTTAGTTTTGGTTGGTTGGGCAAGTGGACCTAAACTTCGTTAGATATCTGGATTATGTGCTTTCTTTAGGAAACGAGATTCAAATTGTGATGATGGTGTATATAATACACTATTTCTTGTTTCCATTATAAAGCTGTTAAGATAAGCATTTCTCATTAGTTTTATATTCCTTTTCTTTTCATTCTCTCTGGTCTCCATTAGGAAGTTATTTACACCTATAACAGGATTAAGAGTGATATTATGTGTATCTGGATGACGGATTGTGAAGTTAGAGTCTACTATTTTACCTTCTGGCATTATTAGTCTACCTGATTTATCCTTTACTTCTGTTGTTTCATAATGATGGATAGCATTCAAATCATTACCATACTTGTCTACACAGAAATTATATAACTGAGGACCAGTTAGTGGCCATTCTGTTTGGACATTAATAATATTAGCAGTTATAAGAACAACCCAATCATATTTGGGGGAACCATACATTTTATCAGCAACATCTTGAGGTCTTTCACCTTCTTTAACAGTGTAAGACCGAAGGAATGTTATATCACGACCAGCATCATCTCTAAGTTTTGCTCTGGTGAAGAGATTTTTTGTTGTTACAAAGTTGTCATTTGTATACTTCTCTGCCAGAGGACTTTTATACCTTATATTTGGTAATTGTCTAAAGTAATGTTGAGCCATTAGTAACCTACTCCTGATCCTGCGTTAGCATCATCATAATCTTCAGCGTAAATTGGGTTGAGTTCTTGGAAAGTCATACCCATGTTCATATGAACTGGTGTTCCATCATCATATGTTGAATAAGTACCACTTCCAGTATAGTTCATTTGTATATTTGCTAGAGCACAGTGCTTAAATGAATTTAAGAAAGGATGTTTACCTGATCCTTTCATATAGGATACTCTGTATAAGTGTGGTGTATTCAAGAAACCGAAGTTCTTATCATCACCTTTTCTTGCTGAACTTGATTTTTTAAGAGTTCTTATAATATTTTTTACTTCTTCTGCTTCTGATTTACTCCTAGGAGTTATATTCCAATTGAATGTGAATGATCTAAGAGTTACACTATTAAATAATAGTTCAACATTAGTATTAATGATCTGACCTGTAGTCCTTGCTAGTAATCCGCTTGGTGTTACATTGGATCCAAGTACATTAGCAGCAGATGATATTAGTTTTGATTTTAGATATTCAACGCCACTGGATCCTGGTGCCTCTTTTACCATATTTCCAGCGTCTAGCATAGTTGCTTTTAATCCAGCAGCAGCATTACCAGCAGTTACTGTTGTAGAAACATCATTAATCCTTTGTATTCCCCAAGCAGCCCAGTCATTTATCTCATTTCTACCCCATCCAGTACTATTATTATCATTAACTGATTGGGGTACTGGTAATATTATTGTTTGTTGAGTTCTTGCTTTATATAATGTTTGTGATATCTCTTGTACTGAACCACCTACGATACTTTTACCTGTAAAGGACATATCTGACCCATCATCATTCTTTCTAGTCTTACCTTCAGTAGTTTCTAGTGTAACTTTTTCTTCTTTACCTGAAAATAGATTATCATATCCATCTTGGAAACCATTTCCTCTGTTTAAATGTTCTAATACTTCTATCTTAAAGTAATCAGTTGAACTACTAATAATATCTTGCGGATAACGCATGATTTTATTAGAGTGGTAAGATCCATCATTATATGCTCCTTGTGCGTCATTCCAATATCTATCCTTACCACCAATAAGAGAATTGGTTGATTCTGTATCACCGATAAGAGAAGTGTTATCTAGTGTTGCCATTACACACTATCTTTTTATGTATTTAGCTTGAATTTCGCATATCCTAGAGATCTTGCATCTTCTAGCTCTTGTCCAGCATTAATTTCGTGGAACTCTCCAACTACTTCTGGCCATGTATAGTTCCTCATTTTACCCCAGTGGTAACTAAATCCTTTAATACCCCACCTCTGTATTTCCATACATGCTATTAGAGGGAACTCATCATATTCTATTTTAGGAGTCTTTGGTAGATATACAAAGGTATAGAAACCACCTTCTTCTGGAAGTATAACCTTACTATCTTCTGTAAGTTCTAGAATATTCAGCATGATCTCTTCTGGATCTCCTAATCCAGTCATTTTATCTACGATTGTCTGAAGTCTAGACACCTAAGTTATCCTCCGTTAGTATTTTGAATTCCATCGTTCTGTCAGCACACCAGTTTCTTGCTGCACCCCATTTTGCTTGGTTCTTAGCATATTCCATTACTTCTCTTATATATTTTTTGTTCTTAGTTTTTTGAACCTTTGGTTCAATACATTGTCTTTTGGGTTTTACTTCAATGATATATTTCTTAGGTACTCCTGAACGGTCTTTTACTTTTATATAAAAGTCAGGAAAATATCTATGTAATTTGTTATCAAGTGGTGATCTGTAGGGTATTATAACTTCTTCGCTACCCCACTCAATTATGTTAGCGTTTTTATCACAGTAAGACATGAAAACTTTTTCCCAGGAACTACGATAAATAATGTTACGATAGTCCCCTCGATATTTGTTTATGTTTATAGGTCTAAACCTACCTGAATATGCCATGAATCGTACAAGATCCTGTTAGGTATTTATTGTGGCTAGTTACCCTAGAGTAAAAACAACTGAACAAATTCGCAGTTTATTTCAAAAAGTTGCGACTACTAATCATTATGAAGTTTTCTTCAATGGTTTCGCTAGTCTGCAATCTTTAAGAGGTTATATAACAACAAGAGCACCTTTAGTCAATAATTTCTTTATTAGTAGAGATTTAGGTTTGTTATGTAACAGTGCTGAGCTGCCAGGAACTTCTATGGCTACAGCACAGGTTGAAGGTAATAGGATGGGTATAGTTGAGAAGTTTGCACATACAAGAGTTTATACTGATACTACTCTTACTTTTTATGTTGATTCAGATTATAGAGTAGTTCAATTCTTTGAGTTGTGGCATGATTTTATAGCATCTGGTAGTGGAGTTGGTAAGGAACAGAAAGCATATTATAATCGTATGAGATATCCTGATGAGTATAAGATTAGTACTATGAGGATAATGAAGTTTAATAAGGATCATTTTAGGAATGTAGAATATACATTTCTCAATGCTTTTCCTGTTAATGTATCTTCAATGCCTGTATCTTATGACGGTGCTAATGTTCTTGAACTTCAAGTAACCTTTGCATATGATAGATACTTCTTTGGTAAACTTAGTAGTCTTAAGAATACTGGTAAGGATCTTCAAGATAATGGTGGTGCTGTTGAGATTAGGACACCTGAAGCAGTTGGTAATGGGCAGTTTAAAGATGATATGTGGGCTAAAGGTCCATTGCAAAATGCTTATTCAGATGGAAAACTTACAGAAGAGCAATTTGAGTATCTAACACATGAGAAACCTAAAGGTGTATATGGTCCAACCGACATAATTAATAACGATATGGCATAATATGCTATAATATAACATAATGGAGATTTAGTATGGGATTAGCACAGGAATTAAAAGAAGGGACTAAACAGTCTCACTCGGCAGCAGAGAACACAAAGTTTGTTTCATCATTCCTTCGTGGAGTAGTAAGTAGAAAGGGTTATAGGCAACTTGTTGCTAACTATTACTTCATCTATCAAGCGATGGAGGTAGAAGTTTTAAGATTGAAAGATGATCCTATTGTAGGACCATTAAACATAAAGGAACTTTATAGACATCGTAGTCTAGCAAAAGACTGTGAGTATTTTTATGGCAAGGATTGGGCAAAGAATATCTATCCTACTGATGCATGTCAACAGTATGTTAACCGTATTCGTGAAGTAGCACATGACCAGACTGAACTTCTTGTGGGTCATCATTATACTAGAT